GAAGTATCCGTTTTTTCCATTTTATTAATTTCATCAATAGGAGAAAGATATCCATCCATCGCCTTTTTTGCATCTTTTGCACCTGATGCAGTATCATTTAAGCTAGCTGCATAATCTTCTTGCACTGCTATAGCCTTCGTAAAAGTATCTTTTCCACTTAATACCGAAAAAAGCATAGCGGCTTTCGTGGTTGCCTTAGATAAAAGGTCTATAAATTTTGTTAAAATTGGTGTAACAATTGAAACAATAGGTTCAAATGCCGTCGCAAGACTATTTTTTAAGCGCGTAAGTGAAGATTTTAATTTCGACAGGTTGCCATTCGTTTCATTTGAGTATTGAGCCAGGTTATTTATTCCACCTTTAATGCCTTCTATAACTGTAGAAAACGCTTTAAAAGCAAATCCCATAAGAAGAGATGTTGCAAGCATCCTTCCCATAGACAATCTACCTTTTTTCGCTTCTTTATTAAAACCTGTCATCTTTTTTCCAGCATTTTTTACGGCCATTCCGAGTTTCTTGTAAGATGTCCCCAGAGAGTCATTCATCTGCCATAACCTCTCTGTCTCAATGGCTAATTTCTTTTGAATGCTGCTTGTATCAGCGCTTATGTATGCTCCACCGGAAGATATTAGGGCATCTTGTTCGCCCTTTGCTTGACGTATGCTATTCCTTAATTCGTCTATTTGTATTTGTCTCTTTTTGTAGGCTGTGGAGTTTACGTTTCCTCCCACCGCCAAAAAGTCTTCCTGAGCCTTTTCCAACCGGTTAAGCTTGACAGTATCAGATTCAATCTGTCGCCCAATTTCAGCAAATTCATCTGTTTCAATCTGCTGGTTTGAAAGTTTCTCATATTCCTCTTCTAAGGCTGCAACCTTCGCCTTCTGTTGTGCCAGCATCTGATTTTGCTTAACAAAAGCGTCTGTCTGTTTCTGAAGTGATATCTTGGCAGAATCACCAATATTTTTTACCTTTTTTGCCATGCGTCGCGCCGCTGCTTCTATTTCTTTGCTCCCCGACACAAATCCATCTGTTTGAATTTCTGTGTCTATATATACGCGTCCATCTACTTCTGCCATTTACTCACCTCCCGTCTAATATTTTAATTAGCTCCGCCTTTTCCTCTTTTTCTTCTTCCGTATACCTAATCTGCATGTCTATAAGGTGCTTATTTTCCTTATAAAATTCTCGTTCCCACTTTTCGAGTTTTTTGCCCTTTGATTTTTTGATTCTGATGGATAGAATTTGCGAAAATAAACTTTCCCCTATTTCCATATACGCGCCCAAGAATGTCCACCAATGCAGATATTCCAAGGCGCGGATTTCTTTCCCTATGACACGATTAACAGATGGAATAATCACTGATGCATCTTGCTCCCAGTCCATTGTACGGGGTTTGACTTTTCCGTCATCTTTCATCCCCATATCAATAAACCATGATGCCATCTCCATTGCCTCCTGCATTTCTTCAGAAGAAAAATTTTCAAATATTCTGTCTGTAAATAAAATTCTCAAGCACACTTCCCACTGCTCGTCCGCTTCAAAGTCTGGGTCACTAAAACATTTAAGGATGTCTAAAATTGCCCGGTAATCTGTTCGTATCTGCAGTTCTTTTCCACCAACAGAAAGTGATGTTGGCAAATCCCATGCGCTCATGTACTATCTCCCAGAATACTTTGCGGTAGCTTTCTGAATCTTTGCTTTTTTCTTTTTGATTCTCTGCTCTGTTACCTTTTCAATGATATTGGCAATCTTCTCCAATACTTCTTCGCAATAAAAATCGCCTGAAGCTGTCAATGTTAAAGGGTTACACTTGCAAAAAATTTCACCAGAAACATTGTAATTAAACAGATAATCAAACTGTCTCTTGATTTCATCTGACACAATAAATATAGATTCTTCTTTGCTATCTTCTGGAATCTGTAATTTTTCTAAAACCTCTGATACAAACTCGAATCGCTTAATGATATCCGAATCGTTTGGATTAAATTTAAATTCGCCAATAGGCTCCCCTTTATCCCTGATTTCAACAATTACAGAACCTGTATCTACATCAAGAATAAGTTTTTTATTATCTGTCATAAATTACCTCCTATTGTTCCGTGTCCGCAGTAAATGTCTTGGTGGATGGAACATATTTTCCTTTCACTCTTTCTCCAACATAATTTACACTGAACGGAATCTGATATCCGGATGTATCTCCGCCATAGCTTGTTGGAACAACATAACAAGACTGTTTCCAAGCAACGAAACCTTCATCCGCATCTCCATCCCAGAGATGAACTTCAAGGGAACTCGTTTTACATGTATCTCCTGTTGCTCTTGTGTCAACAATCTCCTGAAGGTGTTCAAATAATGCATCTCCCACTACTGCATAATACGGATCTGCCTCTGAAGAAGCCTCATAACCGTTATGTTTAAAAGATGTTTCTCCTAAGATATTTTTAGTTGTTTCTGTATCCGGATTAAGTTCCACATTGTACTCTTCAAGATCTGTACCAAGTCTTGTCCAATCCGATGTGCTTCCACCAAATGAAGCATCTAAAAAATGTCCCATGTATTTTCTTTCAATTTTTCCTGTTACTGCCATAATATTTCCTTTCTCCTAATTAAATTAGGTATCATATTCATTTTTGTATCGGGCGGAAATTAATATCGCCCAGTCTTCACTTTTGTTCTCATTGATTCCATCTAAATATGCTGGTGACTGCCTAGATATAGTTAAAAACTTTCTATCGCCTGTTAATGGTGGATATTCTTCCAAGCGGTGTTCCGTTCCGTTTAACATGATTTTCTGTCTTTCTAACCATCTGCCAAGCCCATCAAGCCATTCTTTCTTTTCGGCTTTCTTATCTTCCGATAATCCAGCAACTCTGCAAACGATATAAAATGGATACAGGCAAGTCTGTGTAACATGACCAACTATGTTAGTTTTTTCTGTCTCAATCACTGCTCCTGATTGAGGAAACATTGCTTTGCCAAAATCTTCGTCTAGCATTGAAAAAGAAATCTCTTCTTCAGCATCAAGACCTGGATACTGGTTAATCAAAGTTCTTAAAGCCGTGGTGATCACATCGTATCCGTCCACATCGTATTTCACTTGTTTTTCTTCTGCCATTATCCGCCTCCTGCTGTTTTCTTAGTCGCTTTTACCCAATCATCTCCATCTTTTGTTTTTGCCGTGTCAAACCAATGAGCTGTGGCTTTAGGATTGCTATATTTTAAATCCGTTTCTGTAACCACCTTTTTCGCGCCCTTTCTCGCCCATGGCGAACCTGTTTCAGGGTCTACCATTAGTTTTCCTTCATACAAAAACCTTCCAGCTGGGGGAACTGCTGCAACAACCTTACCCGTCCCAGCCAATGCTGAACTTGCTGCTCTCGTGCGATTTATCAAATCACCCGTCTGATGTGGCATGAATGGGACCATACTGGTCATAACCATGCTATCTAGCTTGAACTGTGCTTTCTCGTATTGTTTGCTGAATCTATCAAGGCTTACCCTAATCTGTATATCTCCCTTTTGTATGGAGAAACCTTTGAAATGCTTCATCTTGCCCATCTCAACACCTACTTCGCCATGATTTCAAAATGCGGAATCGTGCTATAGAAGGCGGTCTCCGTAATGGCAAATACATAATCATGATTCTTATTCATGTAATTGTAGAATCCATCTTTATAATCATTGTCCACAATTGGAGCATCATCCTTATATTCGCCAACCATGAAGAAATCAAATTGTTGTCCGCCAGTAAAGGTTACTGTAGACGAAAGAAGGTCCTCGCTCTGTTTCTGCCATTCCTTAGGTGGGAGCCACATTTTATTGCCTACTTTGACATTCCCATACACAACACGGTATTTCACATTAACTACGGCATTATCTTTCGATTCTGTGCCATATTTGGCTATGATGGAACCTCTGTCCATATTTAGATTTACATTACGCAAAACGGAGGGATACCACATATCACCAGTTCCGCTCTTGTAATGATTAAAGAGTGTAATTGTATCCGTGTACATAAGTCCCTCCGTAAATTCTTTATTCTTCTACACTGTATATTTGTATGGATACCGACCCATATACAGTAGGTTTACCCCGTTCGCATCTGCCACTCCATGCAGATATTCTCTAATTGTGTCAGAGTACAGTTTTTTCTCAACACTTCTATCTGTAAGAGCTTTATCTATCAACGTAGCATTGTTTCCGGAATTATTTGAGGTCGCATAGCTGATTGATTCATTTCCGGCGGATACAGATGACACAAGTTTATTTACAACCGTACCGTCTGTTCTTTCGATATAGCCTTGCATTGCGCTTACACGATTCTTGGCCTTTTCAATCTCGCTTTTTATTTCTATCAGCTTGCAAGCACATCTCTTCACCATTTCAACATCTTCCTCGTCTGTAGGGAATGATACTTTTAGTTTTCTTACGCCATCAACACCGGATGTTTCATCGTCCAGTTCTCGGCAAGCTTCCCATGCCAAACGATTAAAATCAGCTTCTTCAACGGCCTGTGTGCCATACAGGGACTTATAATACGTATAATCAACATATGCCATTACTTATCCCTCCTGCTGTGCTAAAAATTCCTCAATGATATCCGCTTTTTTGGTCTTTGTAATACTATAGCCAAGCTCTTCAGCTAATGACTTGATTTCTGCTATTGTCAGAGAATTCAAATCATCAGCTGTATATGTCTGAGCTGACCTTAGACTATAGCTTACTATTCCCCCTCAACTACGGATGCAAGGTTCTTATCAAGTGTCTTAACACCACAGAGCATATCGATTGAGATAGTGTCAGTCTTAGCGTTCATGTCGTAGCCATAAACAACTCTTAATCCAAATCCATCATAGTCAACGATAGCTGCTTTAGCTGCGCCCTGAGGAAGTGCCAGAGGTCTGGTAACAAGTGCGAATGCATTCTTATGGAATGCCATAGCGTCAATTGCTAATGCATCAGCATTCTGATCTACATAGAAGTCCATGCCGAACTTTCTTCCAAGAGAAGCTTCTCTAAGTGCTGTTCCCTCATCACCGACTTTTTCAGCTGAGATGAACAGTTCTGTTTTAAGTAAATCAGCCTCTGTGTCAGAGCCATAAACAAAACGTCTCTCCGTTAATGGAGCTGCAGCCGCTGTTAAGAATTTTCTTGCATCCACAATGTCATCCTGGATGGTTCCAGACGCAGTCAGACGATTTGTTACATCGCTCTGTAAACCAAGTAAATAGCTGTCGATTTTGTCCTGGAATGCCTGCATAGCAGGAACAAGGAACTGTTTAGAAAAGTCTTCAATATCCATTGTTAATTCTTTAGAAGTAACTGCAAAAGATACATCCAAAAGCTTATCCATTGTTACAGATACGTTTCCTTCAGTTGCATCCTGCACTTTGATAGAGCCATCATATTCGTTAGCAACGAATGTTGCAGGCTTTCTGATGGTGATAGTGTCGCCGATGCCGGCTACAAACTCACTTGAGTAGTCACGATGTACTAAGTTAGCCATCACTGCATTGTTTCTAAGTACCATCAACGCTTCACGTGCGATAATATCTGGTGTTAAAATAGTATTTGCCATTATAATTCTCTCCTTTTAATTAATTATTTTTTCTTGCAGCAATATATTCAGCCATTGAGAGTGAACCAAGGTCTTTGCCTCCCGTAGAAGATGAACCATTTCCATTCATTTGCTGTGTGAACTTCGCCTTGCTCTGTTCGCGGTTCTGCTGCTCTTTGTCAACAAATGCAGACGCATCCGCATTCTTTACATCTTCCAGCAGGTCCTTAAATCCGATGAGCTTACCATTCTTTACGGTTACGCCCTCTGAAATCTGCTGCATAATAGCTTTCTTTGCACTTTCTGAGGTGAACTCAATATCTGCAAAAGCTTCTTTTAGCAGTTCTGCCTTCTCATGCTCTGCCATTTTCGCAGAGTATTCTTTTTCAGCATCTTCTGCTTTCTTTTTCCAGTCCGCAATTTCATCTTTAATTTTTGATGGGTCAATACCCTCAAATCCTTTTAAAGTTTCCTCTGCAGTTTCTGCTTTTTCTTTCCAGGAATCTCGGTCTGTTTCAATCTTTCCATAATCAACCACAGTTTTGTAATTTTCATGGAATGCCTTTCTAAAATCCTCTTTTTTGTCTTCCGGGATTTCCAAACCAAATTCCTTCAAGATTGATTCAATGTTTTTCATGTTATCCTCCTTAACGTTCATTTATTAACCGCCCGTCAGCGGTAATGGATTCAGCCTGATGAACCACAGGCAAGGTAATCGGAATTAATAGAATCGAACTACTGACACACGGCTTATAAGGCCGTCGCTCTACCACTGAGCTAAATTCCGAAATAAAAAGAGCCAGTAACCTTACTTTTCTAAGTAACGGCTCTGACTCTTGGTTCTGGCTCATAATTTATCTTTATTTCTGTTTTACACCACGTGCAGTACAAAGGGAAATTTTTTAATACTGTATCGCGGTTAACTTTAGTCTTCGTTGGCTTATTACAGTACGGACAGATAATAAACCCTTTGTTATTTACATGCATTTATTACACCTCTTGATTATAATAACACACGTATTTTAAAAAGTTGTATACACCTTTATAAATAAAAAATCAGAGAACCTTTTATCGATCCTCTGACTTGTTTACTGTTGCACCGGTGCAATATTATAATCCTCTTATTCCTCCATATATACAACCTTTTGTTTTACATCCTACGGCAATGGAGTTTCCTCGTTTTTCATAAATAATCTCATTTCCGCAACGAGGACATCTTACTTCTTTCTCTGGATTATTCAGTTTTTCATCTAAAATTTCATAGTCTCTTTCAGTCATCGTAACCATAGATTATCCTCCTTGCTTCTTTGTTGTATTTTGCCGGAACCCCTGCTTCTTTTGCTCTATCATAAGCATCCAGCATCAGCATTCTTCTTTCCTCGTCTGTGAGGTTCGGCGTATCTATAGCAGCCCTATAGCTTGCTCTAAATTCATCACGCCAGTCACCAGGCCAAAACGAAGACGGATGTTGTTTATAGTGTCCATAATATTCATGCGCTAGAACAGCCCTCGAAGATAACAAATCTCTTACATTGCGCGATGACATATCTGGAAGAATATCGCCTCTGACATTAATCATGTTATCCCTATCTGAGAATCCTGTTTGACTGCCATAATTAAATCTAAGTATATCTTCTGGAACACCGATTGATTTGGCATCGTTCAGAATTGATTCAATTTCTTTATCATTCAAAATATAGGAAGGACTCCTTCTTAGGCCGATTGCCAGATTCCTTTGAGATATATTTCTTGTTTTCATTATATCAGATATATAGATTTTTTCAACCTCTTTTGCATTTTTATACCGCTTCGCCGCACCTCTTGCCTCTGCTGCCTGTTGTCTATCCCATTTGGCAATTTCCAATCTATCCGCAAGTCTCTTTAATCCATTCTTTTCACAAAATTCATTATATGCCTTATTCTGTTTGCTCAACAGCGCCGACTTCCTTTGATATTCCAAGTCTAATTCATATTTTGCTTTCGGATCTGTGCATGAATCTATGGATTTCTTTAATCCCATAACCTCACGTTTGGTTTTCCGGATTCTGCGTTCTAATGCTCGTTGCCTCTTCTGTAATTTTTCAACCTCATAATTTTCCTCTTTTGATATGTCCTCAAACGGGTTGTGTTCTCCGTCTCCCGGTCCAAACGAATGCCGGCAGTTTGCTCCACACAATCCCTCAACAGTTCCATATCCGGTGGATTCTACAAATAATGGTAGTCCGGGTGTTCTCCCTGTGCGACTAAAAAACTGTCCTTGCCACCATAAGTGATTGCTCGGATTCATCCCACCATCGCCTGAACGTGCTCCAATGTGTGCAGAAGTAAGAACTATATCCCAATCCATTTCTTCCATACGTGCCATCTGAATTGCACCCGTAGCTTGGCTTACCCCGGTTCTGACAGCTCGTAAGGTTGCTGTTTCCAAACTATCCTTATGGCCGGTTGGATATCTTACCTCGACTCCTTCACTCACAATATCGTTAACAGCTTCTTTCACTGCTTGCGTGTAGGATACAGTACCTGATGTCGTAAGAGTATATGCCTTGTCTACTGCTTTAATAAAAGCCTGCTGCGATGCATTTGCCGTTGTTCGAGTGAAGTTTCTCCATTCGCCCATTGTGGCTTCATAGCACCTCTGCATCAGTCTCACAAGGTTCGGCGATTGTGTTAACGGAGTCGTAGACAATCCTGCCTTTTGATAGGTTTTATCGTCATATTCTAAAGCCTTTACACCAGCTTCTTCGAAAGCCTCTTTTATTTCTCTCTCCTGAATCTTTGTTGCCTTGATAATCTCCTTCTGTATGTCTTCCAAAAGGTATCCGGCATCCTGAAGGACATCAAGGTTCCATTTGTCAGTTGAGGTTAACAAATAATCGTCCCCTCGACCAATACGGACCATCATTCTGTCTATAATACGGTCTATAATATCTCTATGAAGTTGTTCAGCAATTTCCTCTGCACCTTCACTTACATGCAAGAGATATTCTGGTGTTAACAACTATTATTCCTCCTGTCCAAACAAATCCGGCTCCTTTGGTTGAGCTTCAGCAACCAATTTCTTAGCCTCTTCTTCGCTCATTCCCTCAAACTTCATGAAGTACATCCATGCAGGAACCTTGTTCTGCGTCACATATCCCCACCATCTCTTCCGGTCTTCTTCTCGGTTGTATGTAATGTCCCCAAAGTCGTATACAGCTTCATAATCTCCTACTGGAGCAAGGTCATATAAGTCAGCAAATGCATTTAAAGCATACATCAGCTCATTAAGACAAGCTTCTAATTTGTCACGCACGTCTTTGATGAAATTAATTGTGCGTCTATCATCAGATTCCACCTGCGTTGCTGTGGCCATGCCGGTCTTTTCATTGAATACGAAATATCCGTTAGAATATCCTATCTTATATCCAATCTGTGATAACAATGCGTTAATTCCTGTCAAACGTGTGTCGGTGTTCAAATTCGGATTGATTTCATGGTATATCTCATCCGCAGTTGTGCCGTTAACAGCCCTTACATACTTAGGAAGTTTCATGTCTTCTTTGGCTCTTTCAAATCCACTAAGGGTATTTTTTACTTTATTTCCAGCTGAAGGAAGGAGTCTGTCAGAATCCAACAATACTGTTCTGCTACTGTCGTTTATTTCTTCTGAGTTTCGGCTGTACGCAACATCAAGGTCCTTTAATTCCTCTATCGCATCAGAGAATATTGCCAGACTAAGAGGAGAATCGATATCCACATTATTGGCATGAGGCATTTTAAGCACTCCATACATCGGTTCTTCCACATTTTGAATCAAGGCTTCCTCTAACAGTCCATTCCATGGGGTCTTTTCAATTGCAATAGATTTACCATGTTCGCTCTCGGTGTCCGCTACATAACATTTGTTAGAGATTGCATAAAGACCATCTTCAAGGAATCTATGATATTCAAGTCTTGTATAGTATTTCTTTCCATCTCCGCTGGTTTCTCTGTTAACAAATATTATTCCTGTAACTTTGCCATTGCTTTGGTCTGTCACAATAAAGTTACCTGGCAATACCAAATCAACGGAAGTCCCGTTCGGCTTTAATACAACAGTTCCATAAGCACATCCATATTCCACCCAATCGCGCAGTTTGAAATAAATACCGTCAATCTGCTTCTGCAACCATTCTGCCCTTGTGCTTCCGTCAATGGTAATCTTTGTCCCCAGCATTGCTAATCTTGCTGTTTCTGAACAGATCGCCTTCGCAAAATTAATGGTTTTTATACCATCTTCATCATCTAACCAAGGTGGATTCCCACCATAGATTTTTGCATATAAGTCAATTTTGGACTCCATCTCGCTTGATATAATAGAATTAATTTTAAATTCGTCTTTTGCTATTTTTTTAAACACCATCTCAAACCATCCTTTTATTCTTGATATAATTCCCATTACAAAGCACCTGCTTCCTTTTCAGTTCCCACACTATTAACTGTTCCACCTTCCATTACGCCTTTTCTCCTCTCCTCATTGATAATGGACTGGTTGCATACCTAAGCGCATCAATCCAATGGTTATTTCTGTCCGGATATCCATCGATAACATCTCCATTCTTGTCCACATCATGTTCATACTCTGTGAACTCTTTAAATGCTCTTGGGGTTCTGACAGGGTCAATAACTATCTTTCTACATTGCAGCCATTCCATCGTTCTTCTGACACTTCCTGGTGTCACAATGGCTTCCCTTGCAACTAAGCCCATGTCTCTGAAGTCATTAATATGTTCCTTTTCATCCACACCGCACCGAACTTCGTAATCATCGTATTCGGCATCGATAATCTGCTGTGCCATATCTTTGGTTCTGATACAGGTACCACCTAACTCATCAATTAACATGATTGTCTCTGTCGCATGATTGTAGGATGCTCGTATGAATGCTTTTGGATCTGGTTCCCATCCCCAGTCTTGTCCTTGATAGATACGTTCCTGTCTCGCTATCTCTTCATCAGTTATTTCACGAATTTCCAAGAAATTAAAAATCTCCGTGCCTAATCCAATTGGTTCTCCCAGATATTCATGCCTGTATGCATCAGGATTTACCTGTTTCAAATGTTCTGCTTCATCAATAAAGGCTTTTCCTAACCATTCTTGAGGCACATCCAAGTATGTAGACCTATGTACAAGCATTGATTCTTTCGGAGTGCTTGCGTACTTATTCGCCCAGTTATTGATACTTATTGGCGGATTGAACATTTTAATAATCCATGCATCATCTCCACCACGGATTGCAGACTGTTCTATCTTTCTGACCGGTTCTTCTCCACCGAATTGGTCGAATTCTTCAAAAATCAATATACCAATGTGTCCAAATGGTACTTTGATTGATTTAATCTTTCCCGGATCATCTGCACCACGGAAATATATCTTTTGCCCGGTGGGCTTATATGTAATCTCGAGTGGAGATAATTTAAAGTCCCAGTTCTCTCTTACGAACATTGGATTCTCTGCTTGCTTATCTGCCGACCATTGAAATTGAGCGTATATGGAATCTCTCAATGTGTTTGCCACTTGCCTAAGCGCCAGTGCATGGACCTGTGGGTTATTCATCATGATTTCAAACGGAATCTCTGTTCCGCAGGAAGACTTTGTAGAACCTCGCCCACCGGTTAATACATATTCTCGGTGCT